CTCTTGTTTGATTTAAGTCATTGAACCCAGATGGATAAAATCCTTCTGAGTCTTTAGATGTTGTGGGTGCGTTTTCTTTAGTTGAATAGGTAACTGCCCCAGTATCGTCAGTATGTTTAAACTCATGAGTAGTTTCTTTATTTAGATGCCTGACCTCAGAATCGAAACCATCTCTCTCAGTAGTTAATGAGTCAATTTTCGCCTGTAATTCACCACTTGGGTCACCTCCTTCCTGAATCTGTTTATTTAAGCGACTAATCTCAGCGTCTTTAATGATAATTGAGTCATTAAGAGGTTTAATAGCAGTAGTAATATCTGTCGCTACCTCTGTAGGAGATTTGTATCCTTCAGGTACAGTTCCCTCTGTTACATAGCCTTCAGGTACAGTTCCCTCTGTTACATAACCTTCTCTTGCATCTGCTATAAGTCCTTGTTCAATATCTGCTCTTGTTTGATTTAAGTCATTGAACCCAGATGGATAAAATCCTTCTGAGTCTTTAGATGTTGTGGGTGCGTTTTCTTTAGTTGAATAGGTAACTGCCCCAGTATCGTCAGTATGTTTAAACTCATGGGCTGGGTACAGATGAGGACTTAGATGTTTACTCGCATCAACTAAAGCCAGATTCTCACTCTCTAACCCTGACTTGGCATCTAGTGCCTCGTTCTTTAACTTAATAGCCGCGTCTAAATCTGCCTGAAGCGGTGCTTTGATAGCCTCGATTTCTGCATTACTATCTGCTAAATCTTGGGCGGCTTGTTGCTCTCTGGTTCTATTAGCAGTATTTTTACCAAATGTGTCGTATCCGTTGATGTCGTACCCGTCTGCATCAAACGCTGTACCAGCGACCCAGTTATCATGTAAGGCTTGAGACATGACTGACCCGTCAATCATCTCTTGGGTAGCACCGTGTAAGTTTCTACCAGCGGAATTAAATCCAAACTTATTGTAACCAGCAACATTGAACCCGTCAGCCCCGAATCCATCAGTATTGAACCCAGATGAGTTTAACCCCGTTACATTATCATAACCAGCAGGATCGTACTTACCCTCCAACTTCGCTAATTTCTCTGTTAAAAGGATTACTTGGTCTGCACTACTCATCTCTAATGTATAAGATGAGACAGTGTAACCACTACCATCATCATTCCAAGTTAGTTGGTAGTTACTACCATCTGTACTACCAAACAACTCGTTATGAAAATTAGCCGTATCCGTAGATTGTGTTGGGGTTGCTGACGTTAGGAAACCTACCGAATCAGTGCCTATAAATAAGGGGTGGTTAGAAGACCAAGTATCCATAGCCAGACCATGTGGCAGGGAGATAGTCTCCATAGCAGAAAATGGGGAAAGGTCATCAGCGTTTAGAGCCTCATGGGTTAATACAGAACCAGAAGAAGGGACATATGCCCCCGCCAAATTACCATCAACATCCATTGCGGCAACTGCGTTAGTAACAGGGTCGTACCGCAACTCTGCAACATCAGTACCAAATGCAGAAGATAGGGTAGGATACTTGGAGTTGTCATAGTCTGTGTTTTCTATAATGTCAGACACAGTGTTGAACGAGGCATGACCCGCACTACCAATGAAGGCTGTCACAGCGGCAACATCTACTGCCCTGTTAAACAGTTCGTCTATTGTGTAGTTTGCACCTAAAGTAGCACCGCCAGCGACAGCAAGTGCCTCTTGACCCTCTTCTGTTAGAACCTCTTTACCGACAGCCTTTACCCACCCTGTTATCTGCCGAAGTATACCCGTGTCATCTAAGGCATCAGCATATTCAGTGCCATCTATCTTTTTCACTAGATCGCCAACGGTACTCTTCTCAGTCAACCCACCTAATAGACTTTTCGCACCTAACTTCTCTAGGAAAGCACTCAAAGCACCAAAACTTGCAGATACAAGTGGGTCTGATTCTAGGTCTTTATCTTTTGCCTCTTGAGCAATTTCCCCTACACTCTGTAAGTATTCAAGTGTGAATAGACCACCTACAATAGCCGCGGATAGTGGCGCGGATAGAGCCGCTGTCATTGCCACAGCCGCACCGCCAACAAGGGATAGGGCATAGTCTGGTAGTTCTTGAGCAGATTGCTCTAAAATCCACCCGACAGAAGTACCAGTATCAATATTGTCTTTAAAACCACCCTTGAACTTGCTTGTAAAAGTATTACTCTGTGTAACATAGTCTGACGCACCGTCAAAATATTCTGCCGCAGTTTCCAACCCCAATAGATCAGTCAACTCTCTAGCACCTAAGAGAGCATTTGCCGCTACTTCTTTAGCCCCACCAACTAGCGCACCGTCCCTATCATGAGCATCAATTAAGTCTTGGGTTAATGAGTCAGTACCACCAACTGACACAGCTACTAAGTGAGATACTTCTTTGGTAGCTGTATCGCGGTAAACAATATACTGGTCAAGATTATTTCCTATATAGGTTATTCCAGCGGGCTTGACAGTATCACTTGTGGATTTATACTGGTCATCTGAACTGTATACCCTAGTACCAGCATATATACCGTTTCCTTGACCGTAAGGGATGATGACCCTCTCTTTACCCAACTCCCCATCCCCTATGTTGAGGACTTGCTCTACGGACAATACTTTTTCTGAGGAAATATCCCATGTGGCTGGGGCTTTTACTTCTACGACAGTTTCCCAATCAGATACTTTCTCTGGTAGAACTACGCCTAGATTAGCCTCTAATTTTTCCTTAGTAGTCTCACCAGTTTCTATAGCAACTATAGCGTCAACTATCACATGAGGGGGTCTAGGAACAAATGCAGACTCTTCTACGTGCAACTCAGATCTGAGGTAGGCTGAGATATTCTCAGTAACTTTTTGAACAGGCTGTCCATAGTACATTTCCGCTAAGTAAGCGACTATATCAACCATGTCTTTATCGTCAAGACTAGCAAAATGACCCTGCGTGGTATCTATAACTCTATCTACACCACCTTCAGTATCAAAGAGAATAGTCTCAACGATTTCACCTATAGATTGACCAGTTCCCAAGGTCGTGATGATGTTAACTAAGGGGTTTTCCGAAAGACCCGTGTTAATTATGTTTCGGATAAGGTGACTAGCCTCAGTTATTTCCCCGAACTCACTTAAACTAAACGGGACGTTTGAGTTATACCCGTCATACAACATCTCTGTTAAACTAACCAGTAAATTAACAGCAGGAACACTGCCAAGCCAAGATTGAGATGTTGGCAGTAAGTTATTATCGGAGTGCTTATACTCACCTTCATAGATGACAGTACCGTTGGGCAAGACACCCGTAAATAGGCTACCGTCAGCGGAATTTTTAACTAACTGCCCAGTTATCAGGTCTCCTGAATTGTCTAGTCCAGATAAGGTAGGGGCGTAACTATTTTCTCCTAAATCAGAGTAATCAAATGTGTTGGATTCTTTGTCGTACCGACTCCAGAACTCTTGGTTTTTAGTTAAAAAATCACCGACCTTTGATTCATCAATACCATAAATATCCCCAATTTCTGTGAGGTCATGACCAGCATTGCCCAATCTGTATAGAATCCAATCGGTGCTTTGCCCAGCATCTTGTTGGGCATTAATATACTCAGGAATCGAAAGGGTCATGGTCTCATTGGGAGTGTAGTCATCGCCCCACAACCCAGCTTGGGTATCCCTTGAGAAATTGCCTAGGTAGTCTTGCCACGATTTGTCAGACACCCCCTTTGCCAGATCAACTTTTTCTTTTACCGTTGCTGGCAGAAGAGTAGAAAAATAGTTATGTGGGTACTCTACTTTTGTAACTGCTCCAGTAAAGGCATCAGTATACACCCCTATCCTCGGTAAGTAATATAGGTTGCCTTTGTAGATAAGTTCCCCTGTAGGGAGCAGTGCTGTTAACTTTTCACCCTTATGGTTAAGGAAAGTGACTCTATTTCCCCAAGCATCGGCTGTAGCATCTTGATCCCTATACCCTGTTAGTAAAGGCTTACCGTATAGATCAGTCCCTAGTTTACTAAATGTACCTTTCTCGGCATCATAGAAACTCCAGAACTCAGCATTGCTGTCCATGAAGTGGGTAACAGCCGCTGTATCGTTTGGGATACCGTAAAGGGCTGAGACTTGTGCATGAGGGTCTTGGACTCCACGATTGCCCAATTCTTCTAGTATGTCAGAGGTGCTGTTACCCTTACCTTGCGCCCACTGTATGTAGTCCACAAATTGATTCTTAGAATACCCACCATCACTAGCGTTACCAGCAAGCCACTTCAGGTCATGACCTGTGTACATACCATATTCTAAGTCTACATCCTTCCAGAACTCTTGGAACTCTGCTGACTCCCATCTACTATCAGTCCCTAAATACTCACCAGTTTTTAAGTCAACATCCTTCCAAAATTCGGCATAATCCTCATCACTATCCCAAATATCCTCATTAACTTTAGCGGCAAGACCTTGTGGTCTATGGGTCGGTAAAGTTATGGGTTTCCCAAAATCAATGTTAGCATTGACCCCAAACCCCCAATCATTTATAACCCAACCAGTACTCGGATCCCACCCCCCAGAGGCATAAAACCCTCCACTGTACGTAGTACCGCCTAACCAGTTATCGCTGTCATACCAAGCCATATTAAGCCCCTATAGCTGTACTTTGTAAGTCAGAAACTTGCTGTTGAACACCCAGAGCCGCAGAGTCAAACGACATTAGAACCTCGATTGAGTCCTCAGCTTTTCGCCAGACATCGGCAATAACTGTGGTCTTAGCCTCTGGGGATAATGTGGCATCTTGCTGTACTGCCACAAGTGATGTTAGAAACGAGGAATAGATAGTTGCCGCAGATCGTGAGGTCTGTGCTAACGAGTTAAAGTTTGACTCAAGGGTTAGTAAGTTTCCGCGCATAGATTCATCCAATCCTTTCATAGCAGTCTCATGAAGTTGAACGTCATCTTGTGTTTTCATAAGGGCATCATTCTTAGCCGTGACTGTACCACCACCACCAATATGATTCGCTGGTACTGTTGCACCCTCGGCTAAATTAGCATAGCCACCAGTTCCCACTGTTTGCTCATACAGTTGATCTCTAGCCGCGGTGTCGATATTAGCTTTAGATTGTAGAAGACCACCACCGCCAATCCCACCCGCTGTAACCTCGCCTGTAGTGGGGTCGGTAACTTTAGTAGTGGAGTAGTCTCCAGTACCCAGTTGTTGGGAATACGCTTGGTCTGCCGATGTTGTCTTGTAGTCCTGTGCCTGTGCCGCAGTGCCAAACGTGTTCATGGCATTTTGGTTAGCAAGACCCTGTGCCTGATATGCCTTCGCATCTGCTTGTGCAATGGGTAACGCGGCAGTTAAAGCCGCCTCTTGACCAGATTGGACTGCCATACTTGAATTTAATAACCCCCGCTTATTTGCCGCTTGGGATGCTCTGGTAGTTGCTCTCTGCATTAAAGGGCTGTCGTTCTTCAGCAGGTTGTCCATCTGACCTTGGACTGTAGCCGCCTGTGTGCCAGACGTTTGCAACGTCCCAAGTGCTGGGAGCGGTTTAATCTCTGTCGGTTGGGTATAATTCATCAGGCCGCCAGTGTTGTTGCCGACCCCGTAATCTAACTGTGTACTAGTTGCCACCTTGGGCCTCCTTGTCTGAGGAACATTCAATCAAAACTGTGTTAGGGGCCGTGGCCTCATTAAAAGTCTTTCTAATTCCTTTTCTCCCAAGAGTACCACTTGGGATTTTGCAATAAGAACTAACTGCGAAATTCGCGGCCTTCCCTGCAATAGACTGTGTGACCGAACACCCCGTTAAAAAACCCAAGCACAGTAATAAACTAACGCTTTTCATAGTTGCGTCCTCCAAAGACTCTTAAAATATAATAAATAAGGAGAGCCTTGCTTGGCCGCATCCCCTGTTCTTGCATTGCTGTTAAAAGCACAAAGTCTGCTTGTTTACGTGTAAAACCTAAATACGCAGACTCTTTTGAATATAAGAAATCGTGGGCAACTGACGGTAGTCTGATGAAGTGACTGTTGTCATCAACGTAGACCTTGGCTACGTTAGGGACTGAGGCAAAATTAGTTTTAAACCCCTTCGGGATCACCACATCATCCCCATCGTTTGTAACATACGTTATTGGGGACATCAGGATGTATGCATCCTCCCCAGCCACAGCCTCAATATTCAACGTACCTTTAAACATAGAACACCCCTATAATCTCTTGTAAGATAAACACCGCTAATGAACTCCCAAGAGCCGCTAAGAAAATCAGCCAGAACATAGTCACGACAGTCTCCCAGTACTCCTTCATTTCACTAGAGTGATGGCATCGAGCCACCCCAACTGCGAGGCTAATGCATACCCGCAAGCCCCGTACACCCCCCCCTTGATTTGGGTCAATTGGGTATGAATGTCATCGAGAGTCCTTTCCAACTCATCGATTCGCTGTTTGTGAATCTTAATTGTGGTTTCCATCTGACTGCAAGACCTCTCGTCCATTATTTCATCCCGATAATAAGTTTAAGTCCACCCACCAACGACCCTGCAAGAATCAGAAAAGCAACAATCCAAGCGACACAGGTCATGATAAAATCAGTTCTCTCTTCTCGCTGTCGCTCTTCATCACGCTGTGCTTTAAGTCTGGCTTTCTGCTGTTCACCTTCAAATCGTAAGAAGTCGTCCCACATCATGTGGCGCGTCCTGACCATGAGTTCTTTAAGTTGATCTCGCTTGTTCCGCATGGCTTCTTGAGCCATGAATATTTCTAAATCAGACTCTTGTTCTGAACCTTTCTTAGCTAGCCTAGCTTTGTGGTCAATCTCTCGACCAGCATCAGAAAACTTGGATAAATGATCTCCCAACTCCCAGACTTCTTTGCCATTGGAGACAGCAGTCCGAATGACCTCAAACGCGGCATTGGCAATAGCGAGTTCAGCTAACATCTAAGCCTTAACCTAAACTTGCTAGTAGTTTAGCGTACAGTGCTTCTTTGACTTGACCTTCAAAATCGACTCCAATGCCAGCGTAAAAAGCTGTAATATCATCACCTTCAAAAGTCAGCACATTGCGCTTGAATGGAGTGCCATCTTCAAGAAGAATCATATAATGAATCTCCACTCTGCCCTCTTCACGGTTATCAACAAAGCCAGTGAGCTGAACTGTTTTTGCCGTATTAGTTTCAATAATTGGAGTGGTTAAAGTTCTCATTTTTGTTCCTTACGGTTTAATTTTTAAAAGTGTTTATTCCATTTGCCTTTGGGGCATTTTTGATTCTTTAACAAGGTTTTTCCTTTAATCACACAACCACATCCAGAACACCTATCCACACCAAATATAGTTTTTTTCGCTTCACATTTAATACACAAATTTCGTCTGTCGTTCACCCAACTAGGTATCATCATCGGTCGGTAAGTCTGACTCCCGCCTCTCAACCCAAGAAATCGTCTCCTCATCCCACCTGTAGTCTTTACCATCTGTCGGACGATCTAACGGGGGGTTCATAGTGCAATCTTCTTCCTTAAATATCCAAGACGCGTAGGGACACTCCCCTTTTACACGGGATACCTTTTCGGCTTTTTCTCCTACAGTCATGGGAATAATGTGCCACACATCCTTGAATCCACCGGTATCATCCGATTCATAAACACACCCACAACCCTCATGACCCTGTTCTGGGTCAACCTTTTCGTATGGCGATAGGTTAGGTCTTTCAACCCTAGTAAACTTGGCAAATCCATCTGGTGCGGTTTCTAAATCATGCTCTGGGAACAATTGCCGCATATTATCTTCCATAACAGGATGTTCAAAAGTTATGCCATCTCTAATTTGGATAAATAATTTCATTATGATTCATCCGTTGTTCGTGTGGATGGAAATGATCTCAAGTGTCCGGGATAAAGAATCCTAACTGCTCCCTTACCAGTATAGCCGTGTGGTTTACCAAATCCCTCACCACCTCCACCACCGTAAGACCCACCTCCACCACCATTGTGGTAACTGTATCCTCCGCTATAAGCACAATTAGTAGTACCACCACCAGAATACCCACCAGAACCTCCGCCACCCGCTGGCATACTTTGACCATATACTGAAGAAGCCCACCCTTGATGCGACCCGCTACTCCCTTCACCCAAGATGCCTACACCTCCACCCCCCGACCCATGACCACACAAACCTGAAGTAGTACCGCCACCACCAGCACCACCAGAAGGGGAGGTACCGCCACTACCCCCATTGCCAGAATACCCACCAGCACCACCACCAGCACCACCGTATTTAGACCCCCCATTACCACCTCCGTCACCTGTGTAAGTACCGCCCGAAGAACCCGACCCGCCACCACCTTTTACTGTTGACGTTGATACAAAATAAGAATCCCCAGCGGGCGCATTATTACTAGCGGCAGACAGATGAGGCCCGACCCTAACAGTGTAAGATGTTCCAGATGTCACAGCTATATTATTTTTGTAACCTAAACCACCACCACCAAAACCCCCCGCACCGACACATAAGACTGAAATTGAAGACACATCGTCTGGGCATACCCACGAGTATGTTCCTTGACTTGTGTAAGCATCCTGACCAACAGCATAAGAACCATAACTATTACCTACGGAGGCTAACATTATCCCACTCATGATACGTTCCCTGTGACCACACAGACTGTTCCGCTAATAAACAGAACATTGCATATTCCTCTTGTGGCTAAAGTTATGGATGCTTCATCTGTGTTAGTGCCACCGATGTACGCAGTTGTGATTGAGCAAGTCAGAGTTATATCACCCGATGTGTTATTGAAGATTAAAACCACATCCCCAGTTGAGAATACGGAATTAGGAATGGTGATTGACCCACTTGACCCAACCTCAATCAATTCTCCAATATCCGTTGTTGCCAGCGTGTAACTTGACGTTTTAGATGACCCCGACTTGGGTATGTTTAAATACCCAACAGACTCGCCATTGACGGTTAATCCCGTGCTATCAATCTTCATACGCTCAGTCGTGCCAGCGTAGATTGCTACGGTGTCAGCTAATGTTGTTGTCCCAGCGTAATCACCAATGATGACGTTATTGCTCCCAGTAGTGATTGCATCACCCGCCCCCTTACCTAAAAGAGTATTGGTAGAACCCGTAGTTAGAACCTTTCCAGCATCATATCCAAAAAGGAGATTGTGTTGTCCAGTTGTTAAACCGTATCCAGATTGGAAACCAAAACCTATATTATGTGACCCTGTGAAGTTGCCAGACGCACCGACAAGAGCCACCCGACCAAACGCAAGATTGTAAGTCCCAGTTGTGATATACCCACCAGCGTAATCACCAATAGCACAGTTGTAAAACCCCGTAGTACAACCCTGAAGCACCCATTTGCCTACCCCAGTATTAGAATACCCAGTAGTAACTTGTTTCAGCGCACCATGCCCCACTCCAACATTACCTGAGTTAGACACATCCTCTAAAGCGTAAGCACCAATCGCGACGTTTTCGGAAGAGGGCGACCCATTCGACATAGCGCTTGTACCAATCGCTATGTTGTCGCTTCCTGTGTAGTTCCTACCACAGTTTTTTCCGATACTTATACCATTATTTGCGGTTGTTTGCCCCCTCCCAGCTTCACTCCCTATCATGATGTTGTGACCACCAGTCGTAAGTTCGTAAGCTGTGTGTCTCCCAAAAATGATATTGTCTGATGCGGTAGTCATTGCCGCGCCAGTGCTTCTACCCGATATGAAGTTGTCATCTCCCGTTGTGAGATATTGCCCAGCCTGATGACCAATAGCCACGTTGTAATCGCCAGTGGTAACAGCGTTAAGAGTGCCATTACCCACCCCAACATTTCCATTCCCACCAGAGTTAGCAGTCATTGCACTGTTTCCAACACATACGTTTTGGTTTCCTACAGTGGCGTTATACCCTAACGCCCACTGACCGATAGCAATATTCTGATAAGCGGCAGACCCAGTTGCACCATTTAACGCGGAGTCTCCAATTCCAATGTTAGAATACCCTGTGGTAGTTTTCCTCCCAGCCTCAGATCCCAAAAAAGTATTTGAGTACCCCGTAGTGGTGTCTTTCCCCGCAAAGTATCCAAAACAAGTCGTTTTTGTGCTAGTTGTCCCTGCACTGAGAGCATCAGTTCCTATTGCGTAGCTGTTAGTATTGATAACTTTTGCATCACTAAGCCCATCAACATCAGTTGCACCACCAGCCGCAGGTGCGTTCCAAGTTGCAGTGCCAGAAGAACTATAAGTTAAGACATTTCCCGATGCACCACCAGATGGGATGTGTTTATTACCCGCACCTGTAGGATGTGTATAAACCGTATCAGTATCAGTTGGAACAACCCATGTATTATCTCCCCGTAGGAAAGTTGTACCTGACGCTGTTCCTGTAGCCGACAACATCGCAATATCTACTGCGCCAGTTTGAATAACCGTTGCCCCATCTCCTGTCGAAACTACATCACCAGAATGATTAGGATGCGTGTAATTATTAGCACTGGTTGCTATGCCCGTTAGTTTCGTATTCTTAGTATCTGTAAAAGCATTTGCTTCAGCTTGGTACAAAGTTTTAATCTCTGCGCCCGTTTGATCTGCTGTAGCTGATGTTTCAATACCATCTAGTTTTGTGCCGTCTGTCGCAACATCCCTACCGTCAAACGTGGAAGAAGTGGTAATTGCCCCCGTCATCGCACCACCTGAAAGGGCTAAAACACTAGCCGCAGACACAGCCGCGACAATCCAGTTAGAGCCATTCCAAACTTTCATCTCATCTGAAGTGGTGTTGAAGTACAAATCACCAGTAGTTAATGCGTCACCGTCATTATCAACAGTTGGGTTAGATGCTTTAGCACCTAGATAAATATCCTCAAAAGTATCTGCCGCTAACTCTGCCGCAGTCTGAGCCGCTTGTGCCGCTACTTTAGCTGTGTTGGCAGTAGTCGCTGAAGTTGCCGCATTAGTCGCAGATGTAGATGCGTTTGAGGCTTGAGTGGTTGCTGTAGACGCAGATGTTGCGGCATTAGTCGCTTGAGTGGTTGCTGTAGACGCAGATGTTGCGGCATTAGTCTCCGCTGTCTCAGCACCCGTTTTTGCGGTTTCAGATGCAGTCTTTGCGGTTTCAGATGCAGTCTTTGCAGTTTCACTCGCTGTCTTCGCGGTAACTGCCCCAGTTTCAGCCGTTTCTGCTCCAGTTTTTGCGGTCTCTGCCGCAGTTTTTGCGGTCTCTGCCGCAGTTTTTGCTGTCTCTGCTCCAGTTTTTGCTGTCTCTGCTCCAGTTTTTGCTGTCTCTGCCGCAGTTTTCGCAGTGACAGCCCCCGTTTCTGCGGTCTCAGCATTTGTTTCAGCAAGTTCTGCCGCAGTTTGGGCAGTCTCAGCATTTGTCTCAGCAAGTTCTGCCGCAGTTTTTGCAGTCTCAACATCAGCTACATTGATTGCCAATGACCACTTGCTTGCCGCTAAGTCTGTGGCGAATGTGCCAGAGGTATGAACCACCATACAGAAGTATAAATTCTTGGTGGAGGCATCCCGAACAGTGTCGTGGAGAGCATAAGCGGTGGTCGTAGTCCAATCGCCTTGCCAGTTATAAGGTGAGTAAAGCACCAAGTCACCAGATGTATCGAACCCAATAGTCTTACTTGCTCGATTAGCCGCAGACTCAGAAATAAGCTGATCTGCTGTTGTGCCGACAGGGAGTTTAATTGATCGTGTCGTTAATAACTCAGCATTGTCGAACCCCGTTTCTGTCGCATCAACACGGTCATTTATGTCGTTTGCTCTAGCCGTTGTTCCAGCAACCAAGTCGGTAGGTTTTGTAAAGAAGTTGCTCATCTAATCAGACCTCGTATTGAATAATTGACTGTGACACCTTGGATGGTAAACGATGGATCGGTGCTACTATTGTGATAAATTAATGCGGATATGTTTCTACCAGACCCATTTAGTATTGCTTCCATTTCCGTCACGATATTTGCTGACCAGTTAAACGAACCCCAGTTTTTAGTGTCCCAATAAGCACCACTTCCCGTCACTGTTATATCGTCAGATATTGTGGATGCGTGTGTACCAAACTCATAATCGGCAAGTAATTTCAAAGTCGCAGAACTGCCAGATTCCATCTCTAACATCATCCGTCTAAACCGTTTCTTTTTGTGCGGTGTTTTAAAAGATGTAAAAGCCAATCTGAGAAATGAGTCAATGGAAGTGCCGTTGAATGACGTACCTGTGTCTAACTTCATCACTGATCCATCAGTGCAACCCATGTAATTGTCAGACAATGACGTTGGGGTATGCGCTAACAGCCATGTCGTCCAACCGACCACTTTGTTATTCACTAAAGTCGCAACAATCGCGGTTTTATCAGAGAAGAATAGTCGATATTGATTTTTTGAGTAATTTACAGACGCACCAACAGACAAACTTTGGCGAGACTCTAAAAATGTTGTGATGGGTGTTGATAGTGCCGCAGTATTGAAGTCACCAAACTGTTGGGTCGTACTCAAGTAGGTGACACTTCGTCCATTAAACCAAACAAGTCCCGCGTCAATTAATTTCGTGGTGTTGGCAATTACACCCAACTCAGACGTAAATGATTTTAAGTCCCAATCCACCGATGATGTACCATATAAAATACTTACCCTGTCTTCACCAGATATGACTAAGGCATTTCCTCGCATGGAATCAATATTAGTGATCTCTGTGCCAAGACCCAACTCACCCGCACCCGTGTTCAGTGTCCAAGAAGTCGGATCACCAACCCCAGAGTGTTGTATTGATCCACCTCCAAAAGATAGGAACAGATGGTTTTTATGAACACCAACATGAGTTGGTGTATCTGTTGCCATGCCAGTGGTTAGTTGGGTGAACGTAGTCCCATCAAATTGAAACGCCTTATTCTTCCCGTCAACACCATACATCTTCTCTGTGGCAGAAGACCCCGTGAAGTTGTGATTTACAAACTCAAAATTACCACTGGCTACGAGCGTGGGTGTAGTAACTACTGTCCAACCAGAAGAAGTTGATTTGTGCATAACACAGGCTGTGCCAGCGGCATTGTTACGAAATACATACACAGTATCGTTGTATTCCCAAACACCTAAAACATCCCCTGACCCAGCAACCACAGCGGGGGAGGAAGAACCATCGTACAAAGTATACCCGTCCATTCGCCTGTAGCCACCAGACACAGCCGCCTCATAGTTCTGAGCAACAATAGCCCTGCCAGCAGGGATAGACATGGCGGGTGATTCTAAATCTAAACCACCGCGTAAAGCCCACGCCTGTGTTTGAACGGTCATGCTAGAGGAACATTGGCAACCGAAGGATTTGGTATAGACTCAGCGGCTAAATCTGCCATTCGTGTAGCCAATTGCCTACTTGCATCTTGATATAATTCTGGGGCATCTTGCTCTGCGGCAAGGTACAGCATTGCTTGGTACAAGATAACCTCCGTGTGGGCGATTGGTAATATTGGAATGTCAGTACCCACAGATAAGACTTGCGGGGTTCTGGTGTATTCAAAACTCACCTTCCCAATAACGTCAGGGACACTATTAAATTTAAGACTATTGTCTGGACGAATTGTGAATTGCGTGGGAGTCCCTGCACTAGACAAGGTGTTGTCGAAATTCTCCCAGAGGACATGCTTCAAATAAAACTTATTATCTCCTGTTGGTGTGGAGTGGATTAATGAGTAAGGACTCCACCTTCTCAACACTGGGTCTAAGGCTAAGTCATCTACAGGATGGTGTGATTGCTTATCAACAACCGTTGCAAAACTCGACTCAGCCCAGAGAAAATTCCAATCTCGCTTATTCTGAATCTCAACCCATGCGTTAGCTACCCATGTCACTATCTTCTTCTTAATTCCCGTCTGTCCTGTAACGGAAAGTATCCCCTCTTCCGCAAGTCCAGCCTCTTTAATGAGTGTGTCACATAGGTTGAGATAATTCATTTATGCTACCTTTGTATATGGAAAGCGTTTGATGTCACGTTCAATCTCAGAACCATCTGCCCCCCGCTCAAACTTCGTTATGATGCAATTGTCTAGCGTGGCTAGAACTTCGCTGGGAAGGTTCACTTCCTTCTCCCGCTGAATCTGGTATGCGACACCGTTAATCTGGGCAAATACGTCCCCTGTGTCTTCTTGTGTGTTATGAAAAATAACTTTTGAACGTCTAGACCTTTCGGCTCTTTCTTTAACTAGAGGTTTTTTAGTTTCCATGAGAATCCTTTCTTAAAATGAATAAACAAATAAAAGAGCCACCAACGAGGGTGGCTCTAATACCTACTTGATACTGACTACTAGTCAGTTACACCGCACTCTAAACGCACCATGTAGGCATCGTTTAAAATAACAGTGGCAGAGTAGCTTTTCCAACCAATGTGACCACGTTGACCTAGAGGGTCAGACTCACTTGGTGATGGGTTAACTACAGATGGGGTGATTGAACTTCTTCCTTTTAGCGGAATCAGGCCGTATGCATCACGCGCTAAGAACAGCACAGGATAAACATCAGCAGATGTACCCGTAGTTGAAATCATAGTACCTTTAGCACCACCTGCGTCTGTCCATGGAGTAAACACGGTAGAGGTTAGGTAGCGAACATCTTCGACCTTGCCGATCTCAGAGTCATACGGGGTTAACTGTCCATACTTCTCAGTAGGTGTAAACCCTGTCATAGTTCGGATATCTGATTCCATGTCAGGATGAACTAGTGCGATAAAAGAAGGTGCGACAGCCTGAGTTCCATAGCTTGGCGTAGAACGTACAATCTTAGAGATTGGTCGAGCGTTCTGACGTTTCAAGTCACGGGTGACTTTGCGTTGTTGCTCAAGCGTTATAGCAGTATTCACAGAACTTCTAGCTGACCCGTTGTTGTAACGGACAGAAGAACCCGCTTTCAAAACATTGAAACGTAAAGTTTCAATTGTTTGTGCGGCCTGTTCTCCCAAAATCTCAACCGACTCCTGTAGAACAGGGTCTTCATGAGTGTCCTGTACAACGTCTGTGATAGTAACCAGATCGCCATACTGTGCCAATGTCGCAGTGACATCAGTTGCAGATAGTTGCTTAGAACTAGGTGTAACACCCTCTGTCAATGCTGTTGTTGCCAAAGCTAAGTTATCGTATCTACGAAACTTAATAGTCTTTGACGATTTAGTCGGGATAGGTTTCGCCTGTCCAAACTTCTCAATTACCAAATGAGGCAATGCCCGCTTCAGTAACTCTCTTTCTGCGAATGCCGCAGTACGTGGGGTGATATCCCCATATTCAGTATTAGCCATTTTTAAATGTCCTTATTCAAAAAATTAATTAACGTCCATACGCTGTTTTTAAGTCAGGGTCATTTCGTTCAAGGTAATCGAAAAGAGCGTCTGGATCACTAGGCATACCACCAGAAACACTCGCGTTGTGTTTCGATGAAGGCGCAGTTCCCCCTGATAATTGCTTTCCTCGTTTTTCCTTGAGTTTCTCGACCTCTGATTTCCCAGAGCCCACGGGGGTGCTTACACTTCTAGAACTGTTAAAGTACTGTAGAAGTTGTATTGCATCCCGTGCATCGTCTGAGTTAACTAGTTGTCGGATGGGTGCGGCAAGACCAGAAACCCAAGAAGAAAATTCTTCTGAGTTAACTTGATCTCTCCAATCTGGATAAGTATCCGCTAACACCTTTTCTTGTTGAGCCTTCACTCTCGCTTTTTCAGCATCAAAAAGGGGTTGCACCATCTTATTTACAGTTTGTTCTACATTTCCATTTCCGACTGCCGCTGGTCTATGACTCACTAGAGCCTCAACTGCGGCTTTTGCCTTCTCTTCATCTCCAGAGTAAAGATCGTCCACGATCTTTCCAGAGTCTAGTCGAGACGGTTTGGCAACAGGTCTAGGTGCAACCTGACGCGCCTTCAGCGTGTTATTAACTTTCTGAAGTTCATTTATTTGACGCTGTAGAGCAGACACTCTGCCTTCGTCCGATTTATACCTGTGATTAAGAGCATCGAAATCCTTCTTTAACGCATCAAACTCACTTGATGGGTCTGAAGTTTCTTCAACAACCTCAACACTTTCTTTCTCGGCACTATCAGCAACAATCTCTGTAGACACCTCTTCAACGACATCCTCTGAAGTCTCTGCTTCAGCGGTCACCTCTGTGACAGCCTCAACTTTATCCTCAGAATCCTCATTAAAAATGGCGTCTAATTCTGCCTCGTCAACCTGACCTTCCTTTAGTTCCATAACACTTCCTTGTGTAGCGGCTGTTTAAAGCGGCTATTTATCCATAATCAACACTTCCAACACTCCGGATTCCAGACTGAGAGTCCATCGGTAGTTTTGAAAGTTCCCTAAATGCTTTAATATAACCACGGGTAAACTGAGTCTCTTCGTGGCTCATAGATGCCGACTCTAAAGCAGAAGTAGCGGTATCTAATTCCTTGATGCAGAAATCCTTGACTGCAAACCATGTGGGTGACCGTGGATCAATCTCCATTAGATGCCACTACCCATTTTCTCTTTCATTGCCATCTCTAATCTGCGGTTATTTTCCCGCATCATATCGACACCAATCTTCTTATCAGCCACTTCGCCACGGTAGTTCTCCCCTAGTGCTTTTGCCTCAGAGGCTCTTTGTGACGCCATGTCAGCTTGCTGTAACTTAGCCATTGCAACCTGACCGTCTTGTTGTAACTGGGCTTGCTTCAACTGACCATCTTGCTGAATCTGTTGCTGTTTCAACTCAAGATGTGCTTGCCCTAGTGGATCAACAGGAGGTTGCTGTTGTTGTTGCATCATCTGCTGTTGCATCTGCATTTCTTGCTCAATCTCAGCGTCCGTCTTGACCACTTCGTTTGGATCGATCTGCATGGATGTAACTACCCGTCTATAAAGTGCGGGTACGTCAGTCAGAGGTTGGAGCAAAGGACTTCCAGCTATGTTGATCAACGCCATAGCATTCTGTGCTTGCATCTCCTTGACGATTAGATGAGAAGAGCCACGGGCATGAATCTTCATGTCCCCCTTAGCCTCTTCGTTCTCAGAGAACTGCATATTCCAATCATATAAGCGTTGGATGAACGGTAAGGTTATACCGTCATCCCAAGCTTTGATTGCTCTCCGCAAAACAGTGTTTGCGGAATTCATAAGAATGGACATCCCTGTCGCAGTGTTGACAGGCTGTGCGCCCGCCTCTCCCTGTGCTACTGAAGGTAACCCAGCCTCTTCATCGGCTAGTTCACGCGCAACATTAAACAAGGCAAGCAACTCCTGTAGATGCCCGTTAATCTCAAACGTGCCAAAGGCTTGTTGAACATTCGCTGTCAACCCCTTTGCCCTCCAAATCTTTCTTGGGCGTATTGCCCAATCCCCATCAACTGGCTCAACCGAACCCTCGTTGATGACAATCTGTGGTGCAGTGGACAGTCCCGCGTTGTCCATTGCCATTCGCCAACTGGCATTCATTGCCCTCTGACTGTTATTCATTAATCGTGGAACACCTATACCAAAGATGGACGTTCCTGATTGCTCCCATGTAAACACGGAATAAGGCATATCCTCGGTGTCTAGTATGTTCACAGTTGCCCTGATGACCTTGCCGTCAACAAACCACACTACGCCACTGACAACGTCTAACTCATCTTCCGTGTCAACATCACAGCCACAAGCCTCAAGGTCTTTCTTGTCAAGTTCACCGTGGTATTCCCAAACCTCGTAACGAGTTGGTTTAGATAGTGATATGCCCGCCATGCTCCGCATCTCTTCAAGATGTGTAGCGGTTGGCGTCTCTTCACCCTCCCCCATCAAGATGTCGTTGATCTGACCCGCCAAGTAACCCTCTTGCTTGGCAAGGCCACGTAAATCTTTGCGCGACATGACATGGCGTTGAAGTACAAATTCAGCCTCATCAATCTTCCTAGCCGACATATCGGGAAAGAAATCCCATGGGTCGACACGCTCACACGTTGGTCGCTTGTCCATGGTCATTTCCAAAACCCTAGCGGTGTTACCACCCTCATCTTGGATTGAGTTCCATCTCTTAGAGACCCTGTCATAGACAGTCACTCCCTTCAAGACGCCCGTTCCCGTCAGCACGGCATCGTGGATAATCTCTCTACAGACAGATGCCCAATTAGCCTCGATAAGCTGATCGTCCATCTCGTCTTTCATCTTCTTTGCTCTGACGGTGGCCTCTTCAACAAGACCTGCGGCAACGTCACGTTCTTGAACCTCATTGCCCTCTGGCGTCATACCCACTGGGGTTTCAGATTCTTGAAAGTCTTGTAACTCAGGTACTGGGGTCGGTCTTATGTCCCAGTTCCTATCGTCCGTGGGAAATAAGATGTCGCTTATTCTCGCCTCAGCCGCGTTGACTTTAGGACGGGTAATGTTGGCGAACAACATTGAACCCCCAGATGCTTTGAGTCTGGACTTCTCAACATCGGAATACTCCCCGTTGAACTGCTTGAGATCATCCATCCAGTTACCTTCGATCTCAGCGCGTTGGGCAACTGACTCATCGGCCTTCAACTGTAAGCTGACCCCTAGCGCGGATAACCTCTCTGACATCTCTCGGTCACCATCTAATAGAGCGTCAATATCCTCCACCGCAGGGTCTTCTAGGTCTTCCATGTCTGGTAGATTATCGAACTCATCGTCTATAATCTGGTTCAACTCTTCTTCCATTACTATTCCCTGTCACCAGATGTCTGGTCTATTATAAAATTCTCTTCTTTAGTCTCAGCCTCGTCTTGCCACTTGAATACTAAGTTCCCTTTAGATTCAATCGCCACAAGAGGTGCGCGGGGTTTTGCTTGGATGTAGCCCAAGATGTCGCTATACGCCTTGATCGCGGAGGAGTACTGTCCTTGCTTCTCGGCCTTTCTGCCCACACGGACTAAAGACCTGAGAGGACAACACCCCACAGTAGTCAAGGCATCGGCTATGTACCTCTCACCGAACGCTTTATCTTTATTCTTAGTACCCTTCTTGCGACCAGACCCAGCGGTCTTCTTACGCTTGGGCTTGCGGGGCGTTGTTGCCCGCGTCATTTCTACGGGTAACTCGTCTGTCTCTATGTCGAGGTCAACGATTGCTTCAAGGTCAACGTCAGTCATATATTCTCTCTGGGTATAAAAAACCCCCTAACTGTTTTGAGGGGCAGGTAGGGGGTAACAACAAGTGGGTAAACGGAGAGTTAAAAACCACCAGTATGAGTAATATTATAGCAATAAAAACGATTAATTGCAAGCATTTGCTCTTATGTCGGAATCATCACATTCCCATGATTAGCGTGGTAGCCCAAATCTATCTCCGCCCCGCGCCTTGCTCTGGATGCCTCCTCTAAAGTGTCGTGGCATCCTATGTGTAATCTTCTTCCGTTCTTCCAAATGAAGGAGTTGAACCTCCCCGTGGGCATCATCCGTACCCCTGTGACGCCCGTAGTGTTGTTTGTGTACCTTCGCTTATTCTGGTTATTAACCGTGTAAGTTACCTGACGTAAATTCTCTCGTCTGTTATCACTACGGTCACCATTTATGTGGTCAATACACCTAGTCAATGTCTGCCCTGTGTGCCACACGTAGGCTAATCTATGAATATAGTGAGATTTACCTTGGTATCTCATACTTCGATAACCCGTCTTTGTGCAAATGCCCCCAACCACATCCCCCTTTTTACACCGTCTAGCTACATCCCTAGACCAGACAAATTCTGACAAGGTATCGTCCCACTGGATGGGGAGCCGTAGAACATCGGTTAGGGTTAATTTCTTTGGGGAAGTGGCTGACATATTCTCACGCACAGGTAGTTAAAAAGTGTGGCAAGAGCAGTGGGTGGGATTGCTCGGTTCGGATGCGCTTGTATCCTAGCCACACTACTATTATAGCTATTGCTTATACAATAGCTAATAGTTTACACTCTAGTATTAACCTCAGTGACTGCGTGTTCTAATGCCCCTAATAACCAGTACTGAGCCTTGGTCAGGTGGTGCTTACTGACCTTGGCCCGTGGGTCTAAGGAGTAGTGGGCTATAAGTGCGGCCTGTAACTTAGGTGGCATCCTTGTCATTACGTGATCGATGACTTGGAGATGTCGTGGTACTAAGACTTCAGGGGTGCGTGACGATGAGGGGCCAGACTCCGTGGCTATCCCACGGGATAGCTTGGACTCCATGGTTTCGTGGGGGTATCCAATTGCAGAGGTTTCCAACATAGACCTCTCCCAGTTAACCCACTCGTATATGCGGTCTTCCACGACCACGGGTATTGATGATCTTCGTGCCATTTAGTACCCCGCTGTAGAGTCACCAGACATCCACTGGGATTGGGACATCTTCTTCCTCTCCCTACCTGCGTGGATAAGCTTGGACTGCTCGTTGAAATTGACGGCCATGTAGCGTACAGCGTCACAAATATGAGAACTCCAATCGTGGAGTGGTCTTGGTTTGAACTCCCCTGTCCTCTTGTTCTTCTCCCTGCGGTAATTCCGAAGAGCCTCGACAACTAACTTACAGTTCACCTTGTCTATCCAGATACGTGGAAAGATAGTTCTCACTGCGTTGATGCCATCTTGGACGCCAATCTGTGGGGCTATTTGGAAGTTAATGCCCAGCGAGGCGGCCTGTTCCAGACGCGATCTCCCTGTCCCTAACTCCCTGACCTGTATGTCATGGGGGGCTGTGTGACTGCCCCAAGTGTAGGGTTTCGTGGATAAGTAAGAGATGTAGTGAGCCAGCCCCTCCCCGTCCATTTCGTACACATCTATGATGCGTATTTCGTTCCCAGCAACCTGATACATTAGTATGCAGGTGGAATCCGAAATTCCTAAATCCCAAGCTGTGTGGACGGGTAGCATGGGGTCATGAGGTACTGATATTAACCTGCCTTCGTTCTCTGCCCTGTCCATGAAAGACCCGTAGTAACTCCCTTCAATTGCCGCTTGGAAAGAGCATTCGTACTCTTGGTTGTACTCCGCATCGGTCATGATGTCCTTAGCGTCCAAGAGTTCGTCAGGATCGATGACATTAGTCTCAGAGGCGCGGAATAACGCTGTCATCCACGGGGACTTGGGGTCGGCCTCTTCTTTGATCTTGGCTTGCTGGTACAGATCGTGGAAAGCATCCTGTCCCATAGGAGTCCCGATCCAGATGGCATAGCCTTTCTTATCAGATAAGGCGGGTCTCAAAATCTCCCCAAAGAGATTTGCTGGCATCTGAGCATACTCGTCCATCACGACCCCGTGGAAGTACTGACCACGGAGTGCATCGGGGTCATCCCCTGCGCCATATAACCGAATCCTAGCCCCAGTTGGGTAATCTATGCGGAGTTCCGTTTCGTTGACCGCGATGTCTGGGATGACACGGGACATATTCTTCAAGATGTCCCATGCGATCACCTTGGCTTGTCGGTACGTGGGGGCTATGTAGGCTAGACGCACGTTTTTCTTACGCATCGTCAAGGCGTCACGGAGCAGGTGATTAATTGCCCAGAATGTCTTGCCAAACCGTCTGTGGGCTACAACTACTGTCCATCTACGGACGCTATCGTGGAGATGCCTCTGAAGAGGTCTTGGGTGGTACGGTATTTCTACTTGGTTCATACGGCCCTTCCATGAGCCACCCCTCGTACTGTGTTAAAGGGTGGGGTCGCGAGTCCCACCCCCCTAATATAAAAATCCCGATTTTATTTTTACTACTAATTCACCGTCATTATTGTATTTGTATCAGAGTGGGGGCCACGACCCCCACAGGGGGTCTCTAGGGTCTGAAAACCGCCCCCCCCATTTTTATTTTTTACCTTTCTAATACCGCTCCTTTTGACGCCTTTTTGACACCACTAACTGTAAGCTATTGATTAAGCTATGAGTGTTATTTTAACTTTATAAATAATGACCTAAATGACCTACCATTTAAAAATCAATTCTAGCATAAGACATTGATTTTTAAATTGTTCAACAAGGATTGAATGCTGTACAGATTTCAAGACTTATACTTTATATAAGGGATTTTTAAAGCCGTGTTTTAACTTTATGCTATTGACATATCAAATTGTGAATGATAATCTGGAATCAAGTTAAGCATTTGCTTACTGATTTTAAACAACACATGGAGTCAATAATGGAATTAAAAATATCGCCTAACAATTCTAAACTAGGCAAAATCCCTAATATATCAACAGTCCCTGTCGCGGATTGTATCGAATGTGATGAATGCAAAGACGCATGTTACGCCCTAAAAGCCTATAAACAATACCCAAGCGTTAGAAAAGCGTGGAAAAACAATAGCCAACTACAGCGGTTAGATGACAGGTCAATCTATGCCGGCTTGTTAATTAAATGGTTCGATTCTAAAAAGAAAAAACCCAAACTTTTCAGAATCCATGTAGCCGGTGATTTTATCGATCAAATTAGCCTAGACGCGTGGATTGAAGTCGCACTATCCCAGCCATTAACCAAATTTTTAGCCTTCACTAAGTCGGCAAATTTGGAATTTTCAAAAATCCCAAGCAATTTAAAAATAATACATAGTCAGTGGATAGGCAAAGAAAAACTAAATGCTACAGGCGTCAACGCTTGGATTGAAGGCGATAGTCGTATACCTAAAGACGCCTTTAAGTGTGAAGGTGGAGCGGGTAAAAATACCCTTAAATGTGATACCTGTAAAGCTTGTTGGTCAACAGAAAAAGACGTAGTTTTTGGAATTCATTAATTAAAAACTATCGGGCCAGAAATGGCCCTTTATTTCTAAGTCAATTTATCAAAAGTTGACTTAGCAATAAAATTAACTAACTAAAAATGGAGCGTTAAAAATGATTACAGAAACTTTTGTTATTAAGTTTGAAAAACTGACTGGTAAAACTGGCGTCTACAACTGGTATTCATCAGAGCATGGGGCCAAAAGTGTATTTGGAAAATTAGCCAAAAAAATCGGCTATGAATTTAAATCACTAACTTTAGAAAGAATAGAATCGGAATTTTAATAGCTTTAGCTATTGACATATCATTTGCTAAGGTTTAGTATTAATTAAGCCTTAGCAATTGCTAGGAACTTTTAACAAAAATGGAGAATATTATTATGGCGTACGACGAAGAACATCTAGGGGCGGCCAATTACTTTCCGTCAATTGATCGTTATAAAATGGCAAATGCTTGTAAGACCAGAACAAAAAAGTTTAACGCAGAACATCCAAAAATTGTGGATTTTTTGAATGAGCAGGGCACGACCTTAGACAGAAATTTTATAGACAAAATGTATGCATCATGGTTGGAATACGGTGGCCTTACTGCTAATCAAGTCAAAGCAGTTGAAAAAATAATTGCTAAAAAGGCTGAACGTAAAGCAAGTTATGAGCGTTTGAACGCATTATCGGGCCATGTTGGTGTTGTGGGTGAGCGTGAGCCATTCACGTGTGTTGTTTTTGGAACCGCATACTACGAAACGGCTTTCGGCACGACCTGCGTCAAGATCATGAAGCAGGGCCATAACGTGATTATATGGAAAGGTACAGGGGCCATGGCATCGGCAGAAAAGGGCGATACCGTCAATTTCTGGGCCAAAGTAAAAGAGCATGGTGTACGGGATGGAACTGCACAAACAATAGTGCAAAGACCCACAAAGGTGACAATCGATAGCATTAGCGATTGACATAGCAGTTAGCTAGGATTATGATTAACTTAACCCTAGCAATTGCTAGAAAACTTTAACAAAACTGGAGAATAAAATGACTGATGAACTAGCAATAGCATTGAACAGACACATAGCAAAGACGGACAAAGAACAGCGTATTAAAGACGCCATGGAAGCGTTGATTAAAGAAATCAACTTAGGCGATAGCACTGAGGTGGGTGAAATGATGGGTAAATCATTGACCTTTCAACATCCAACATTACAGCAATGCTTCATGGGTGCGGTACTAAAAACCATCGAGGTTCATGGCATGAAGGACTACACAGACGCACGTAACGATGCATCAGTTAAGTGGGCCAGAGAGTTGACCAAAAGCCCATTAGGAATGGGTGGTTTTCCCTTCATTTAAAAAAACTGAGGGGTGAAAACCCCTCGTATTTTTATGTCAATTGCTATCAGTTGACATAACAATACGACAACTAAAATGGAGAATATCATGGCAGGTAGAGACATCGAAAGTGCTAGGAATTTTGTAAGCAGTAAAGACATCATCCGCACATCTAAATCAGGACGTTACACGGTCACATACGAACTGACATGAGTAAGTATTTCACAGTTTGGACGCCTAAAAAAATATCCGAGTTCGTAACTGAGGGTGCTGTGGGGGATGGGGGGCATATCTGCTCAGAACATCAACGTGAGTGTGACGCCTATTTGAACGCAGTCGTATTAAATGAACAGACAGCAGGGTTATCAGGGTATTACTGCGTGATGATTGAGGATGAGACATGAGCATCAAAAATTCATGGGTGATCATCGAAGGTGATTCCGAATCGGAATGCCTACGCTGTCACTACCGTGGCACTGATCACGCAGAAAATGACCGCATCGTTAAGGATGGAAAGTGTGAAGTTTTCTGCCCTGTCTGTAAATCCACGCATCTATATTTAATCGAAACTAAATAGCATTAGCTGTTGACATAGCTACAGCATAGGAATAAAATTAACTTAACTTTTAGCAAATGCTAAAAATTTTAAACAACACAACTGGAGAAATAAAATGACAACAGCATTACTTTACCCATCAGCTAAGAACGTGCATCACACGTTAGAAGGTCTCAAGTCTTTACCAAAAGCTAACAACATTGGTAAATTTCACAATCCTGTAGAGTTCAGCACATTCGCTGAACAGGTTATGGAAAGCATCACCAAACATGGCATCACGGTTACTCAATCAGAGTTCGTTACCACCAATAAACATCAGCAGTTCTTTGGGTGTTTAAAATTGGCAAACCCCGATGACCCAACGTGGCACCCAATAATCGGACTACGTGCTAGTACTAACAGTACCTTACCAAGGTCTTTAGTAATTGGTAACAGGGTTATGGTGTGTAGCAATTTATCGTTTTCAGGTGACTTAGGTGATGCTGTCAGCACCAAACAAACGCTCAACATCAACGAGCGTATGCCCTTCATTATTGATGGGATATTTGAGAGAGTCCCAGAGATTTTGGAACGTCAAATTGAGTTTATAAAAGCTTACAAAGACGTAGAGTTATCTCAGGATCGTGGCACGAGCGTGTTGGGGAATGTATTCAGAAAAGGCGGCCTATCGCCCACTCAACTTGGGTGTGCGATTCAGCAATGGGATGCTCCAAAGTACAAAGAGCATTCCGAAAATGGGCTATCGTTGTGGCGATTACAACAGGCAATGACTCAGGCTATAAAGCCTAGTCGAAATGGCACGGAATGTAACCCACAATTAGTGGCTAATAGAACTGCAATCCAGACCAGAATCCTTGATGAGGAATTGTACAGACTTGAGGCCGCATAAAAAGGTTGCGGCTAGGAACCTATCGCAAACGAAATTCCTAGCCGCAAGTTTTAACCGCAAGTAATTATAACAAAAATGGAGAGTGAGATGGTGGAACTAAAACGATATTTTCAAGTGGCACAGCAAAATAAAAGTGGGAAGAATGACGGCCCCGAAGATAACCCCACTGCGTGGCTTATGGTGGGGGATACCCCTACGCAGTTAGTGAACTGGCTCAATGAGTCAGACGGAAAAACCCACAGAGAAAAGGTGTGGTTCAGGGTACTCAACAGAGAGGAGTTGGGAACATGGAGCCACTTGCGTGAGGTTGTCTCCTTGCGAAAGGAACTTCTCGATGCTAACAAAGTGATTAACACACTCCGCAAGGAACTGAAGATTGAAAGGGTGGGTAACTCATGAACGTACTTGATTACAAGACTCAACGAGTTGATGAACTTGATGTACAACGCAGACAAGTCGAGAAAGAGATTGATAAAGGACAGTCATTGGCTGTCGCTTTGAAGTTTTTGGACAGTCCGTATGTCGAGGTCGCACATGAATTTGTGAAAGACCAGAATGAAAAGCTAGATAAATTAATAACAGAAATTTTAATTATAAGAGGTGAGTTATGAGTACAACAGCAAAGATTGTTTTTGATATGCCGAAGAGTAAGACCATTAAAAACTGGAGATTAACGAGTGATCTATCTGATTCAGATAAGTTTGTACAAGACCTTACAGGGGTAAACCTAAACCAAGTCTGGACTATCACTTGCAAAATCGTAAATGGTTTAGCAAAAGTCACTGAGATTCATGGGGATGTATCTGATCCTGCCCTGCACAGACTAGCCGACTGCATTCAAAAGGAATACCCCGAAGTTATTGAAGTTGAGTTTATATACTGAGGGTTGGTGGCCCTGTGTTGGGCCACTCATTTCTATGTCAACTGTGACAGTTGGCATAGCAATGAGTCAATCAAAAATGGAGAGATGTATGAGCAGAACAAACCGAGTAATGGAAGAAAAACCAGTAAGTAGTTTCAAGGAACTGATGAAGGACTATGAGTCACCGTATGAATTCTACCGCAGTATATACAAGGCGGGCGTGGGGGTGAACATCTCCGTGCAGTTCCAACTGAACGACATGGGTAGTTGGGTGACTAGTGGTGAAGACCTACCCCGAAGGGATAGCATCTACAACCCCTTGTCTGACACACCGAGCAGTAAGATTGAAATTACAGGTGTTGGCATCTCATCTATCGTTGAGGGTAGTGATTCAGAGATTCCTTTAGTCTGGGTTGAGCCGCATACATTCTGGGAAACACTTGAACGTGTTGAACAGGAAGCCTCCGATCTGTGGTCTGACTGCAACTGGGACACCAACACCATCGAGACGTTGAAAGATTTTATATACGGTTGGCTTGAGTGTACTGTCTACCCTGTGATGGGTGGTGGGCCTGAGAACCATGAGGATATGAAAATATTTATTATGCAAGAAATTCTCAGGGAGACTATCCCCTCTGAGTACGGTGTGAAGGACGCACAACGTGCGTTACGCAACTATATCAATGAGGTAAGACCTACACCGAGGGGGGTTAAGTCATGAGCAGACTACATTCGTTTAAGCGTTGGTTGATCGTGGAAGAAAAGGTTGGCAACAGATGGTTGGAATTAGCTGAGTTCAACAGTCATCGGAAAGCAACCAAGTTTCTGAGGGGAATTGTGGATGCAGACATACGAGAGTTCAGGGTAGTGAACCATCGGGAACCTCACTACACTCTTAACATTTATTCTGGGGTGTTCGGTGGTAAACTGAGTCATGGATAAAAAGTTAACTCAGGCAGAGTTGGATACGTTGAGGGATAAGGACACTCAACTAAGAGAGGATGCCGTCAACACGTTTCTCAGAGCGTTAAGGTTGTTGTCGCAACGGCATGGTGATGATGATGTCACTGTGTCTAAGCTGAGTGAAGTTTTGGTGGGCTGTGGGTTGTTCAGTCTACTCACCGCTGAAGCTGATGTAGGGCAGTGGTCAGAGATTGTCGAGACTCTTGTCGAGAAGATCGCATACGACTTTAGTGATGAGGATGTGAGTGTTAACTTCCAGTTCCTAAATCACCCTGACAGGACTTTTCATTGATGACACCCTGCCCACACTGCAAAGGCACTGGCATAGCCGAGGACACCACCCACAAATATCAATGTGAGTGGTGTCTGGGTTATAAAAAGTTACACCAAGACAAATTAAAAGAGTATCTCAAATACACTGAGTACTTGGAACTCTACGATGACTACACTTGAGATAGGGGCGTCCTCTTACCACAAGTCGTACAAGTCTTGACGCCTTCTCTTGGGGATACGATATACCCCTGACATCTATGGTCATCACGACCCCAACCTATCCACTTGTTGAGCCACTCATTCAAAAGAATCCCCTCTTATCCAGAGAGTTATAAATCAAACGGTCAACACGAAAAGAATTAAGGCCGTGGATGCCAATGAATTTTCTCCCTTTCAAAATCGCTGATGTGTAACTGGACGCTGATGCTTTACGTGTGGTTTTCACCTTGGCCCCATACCTGTCGTAAAATTTAATCTCGTAATCACCTGTCTTAATTCTCAATATAACGTCTCCCGAAGAGCAGACTCAAGATCAGGTTTTACATAAGAATCTACCT